CAAGAGCATCATTGATGCCAACAAGTCTGTGCAACAGTTTTTAGACCATGACTTCGGCATGAACTATGATGATCCCCTTTTTACGACTGAGCATGTAGATCCTGACACAGGTAAGACGGAACGTTCCGCATTCTTTGTGGTCGGTGAGTATGCCGATGGCACAGAGGCGAACGTAAAGTTTTATCGTAGTGCCACACGTGGCGACAAACGCATCAGCATTCAAAAGCTGAAGCAATATGCAGAGGCAGGTGACGAAGTTATCCTGACCTCAGATGCGGAGAGTTTACATGATGGTATCAGAATACAAATCAACATCATCAGACAAGCAGCCACCGATGCCACACGATGACCCGTGTGACGATTGGTCTGGACTGCCACCACCAAAACCACCACCACCGAAAGGATAAAACATGAACCGTTTTATTATTGCCCATCTACCACAGGAGATTGCACAGTCACTGTGTGACAAGCACGTGGTCAAGATGGTTCTTGAAGAGGCGCAAATGCTTTGCACTGTAGTGCGTAAAGCAAACCCAGAGTTTGCCGATGAGCACAATCTGTACCGTCTTGCACATGCCAATCACCCATGCACACTGTGGGCAGGTACAACACGTAGCAATTACATGTATTCTTTTAGGCTATGGAATCATATAGCCTCAGAGTATAAGTACAGGTACGGTAAAGTACACGCATCGCAACGCCACCTTGATGCCATACGTGAAGGTGCAAAGTTTGTGCCAGAGGGAGAACTGACTGCACACCCTGAGTGTTTCAGTGACCGCACTGATCTAAAGACAGGTGAGTTCTGGCCTGTTGATAGCTATCGTAAATTCTACATGACCAAGCAACACAGGTTCAAAATGGTTTGGAAGAATCGTCCTGTACCTAAATGGTTTGAGTATCAGAATTGGGAGATAGCTTATGCTTAGTACAGCTTTGATGTGCCTTGCACTCAACGTATATCACGAGACACGTAACAGTCCTATGTCTGAGGGGTACGCAGTGTCACACGTAGTGTTGAACCGTGTGGCACATGACCGATGGCCTGACGATGTGTGCTCTGTCGTGAAGCAGGGATACAGCAAGGGCAAACACAAGTGCCAGTTCAGTTGGTACTGTGACGGTAAATCTGACACCCCATATGAAAAGAAAGCATGGGCATTGTCTCAGTTGATTGCACAGGATGTGCTTGATGGGACTGTGCCTGATAACACAGGCGGTGCGACACACTACCATGCCCATTATGTAAAACCCTTTTGGGCAAAGGCACTGACTAAGACTGTGTCATTAAAGACACACAAGTACTACAAATAGCTTATCGTTCCTAGTATAGGGGTGATGGGTATGATATAACGGGGCATCAGTTGCCAATAACAAATGAAAAGGAGACAAATATGCCATTTGATATTACAAACTTTGAAGTACCAGAGCACCTTGACTTTGCTGTAGAGTTTGAACCTACCAAAGTGAAGGACAAAAAGTATGTCATCAATGGAGACACAGGTGAATACCTTGGTGTTGTGGGTGACAAGTTTACCTGTGCATCACACGGTGACTTCTACCGTGGTGTCTTTGACACAATCACAGAGAACCTTGACCCATCAGAGATGGCGAATGCTAGTTTTAAGTGGCGGTCTGCACGTGGTGGTGCATGGTCTATGCTAGACATCACACTACCTGACATGCAGGTAGAGATTAATACCGACAAGCACACAACTACGTTGGGTAATCGTATCATATCATTGCATGGTATTGATGGATCGTGCAGCAACCAAGCATTCTTTGGTGCTATTGATTTCTTCTGTACCAACGGTCTGATCCGTGGTGAGTACGATAAGGTACGCAAGAAGAACACATCCAACTTTACACTTGACGGTTTCATCAAGGAACTGGTACGTGCACGGCGTGACTTCTACGAAGAGACTGCCAAGATGCAGGTGTGGGCGCAGACTTCCACAAAGTATGTGGACATCAAGTCTTTGCTTGAGGAGATGATTTCATCTCGTCGTAAGGCAGAGAAGATGTACAGCCTGTACTGTGCAGAGGCAAGCACACGTGGTCACAACAAGTGGGCATTGTATTCTGCCTTCACAAACTATGCCAGCTACGCTGATGAACGTAACGGGTTCAACCTACGTAACACTGGTAATGATACACAGGCTATCAGCATGTTCAGTCGTGAGCAAGAGGTGAGCAAGTGGGTCAGTGATAATCGTTTCATTCAGTTGGAGGCTGCGTAATTGCCAAGGCTACCACGTTATGTACAGGAACAGGTGTCATCTTCGGGTGACATCTCCTACCGTTTCAATCCACCACAGATACTAGTCGATGAAGGTGTAGTAAAAAGAGAGTCTTATGGGTCAGACTTAAAGCAAGTTCGTAAGATAGTTAAACAACACAATGATAACATTGACAAATGGAGAGAGGAACAACTGTCTGTCATACGTATAAAGCCAAGCAGCAAGGTCACAGATCTGATCAACTATTACTATCAGTCTAATGATTTCAATATGTTACGTGATACAACTAAAGTTGACTACAGATATTTCCTGACCATACTGCATCAGACTATGGGATGGCGTAGGTATGACAAGGTTACAACCAAGATTGCCAAGCAAGCCTATGAGGATTGGGTCAAACGTGGCGTCAGCTTTGCTAATCATGCGGCTACCTGTGCAAGCAGAGTGTACAACTATGCCATACAGATGGAACATGCTACGCAGAATCCTTGGGCCAACATCAAACGTAAGAACCCCAAGCAACGCAAGGTTACATGGACACACGGTGATGTGATCAAGTTCCTTGATGTTGCATACTCTGAGTTTGAATACAGAAACATTGGGCTGATCGTACAGATGGCATACGAATGGTGCCAACGTCTTGGGGACATGCGTAATCTCAAGTGGGAGAGCATTGATCTGCATAGGCAAAAGCTATCTCTTGAGCAAAGTAAACGCAGGGCAGAGGTCACACTACCCATCTCTGATGACTTGACAGAGATGTTAAATGCACAACGTAATGACTTTGGATTTCAAGAGTATGTGGCACCACACCCTAGACCTGTGTCTGGTGTATACAATCCGTATGCTATGGAACGTCTATCCAAAGTAGGTAGACGGGTCATGCGATTAGCAGGACTGTCAGAAGACTTACGTCTTATGGACTTACGTAGAACAGGAGTAACACAGATGGATCAGAAAGGTGTACCAATAAACCAGATCATGTCTGTGACAGGACACAATCACATGGCTTCAGTGAAGCCTTATCTGAAACATTCTTATGACAGTGCAAATAATGCATTGACAATGCGTAATGTATCTGTATCCTTGAGTGAAACGAACAACATAGAAAGTGATACATATGAGTGTAAGAAATATAATTAATGATCTATCACTTAGTAATGGTGAAACTAAACGTATGAATTGTCCTGAGTGTAATGGATACAAAACGTTTACTGTTACTAACAACATGGGATCATTAGTGTGGAACTGTTACAAAGCTGGGTGCTCTGTGTCTGGGGGTAAACGTGTGCATCTATCGGCAGATGACATACGTAAATCCCTTGGCAGTGTTGCACAGGAAACACACTCTGTAGGTTTTTCTAAACCTGATTGGATTGTACAGGACTATGATGCAATTGGTAAGTTCTGTGACCAGTGGGGGCTTGACCCCAAGGCATTGGGTCTACTGTACGATGTGAAGGAACATCGTGTGGTGTTCCCTATTATGCAGGGCAATGTCATGGTGGATGCAACGGGCCGTAGCCTGTCAAAGAAATTACCCAAGTGGAAAAGATATGGAAATAGCAGCTTGCCATACACCTACGGATGTGGTAAAACTGCTGTAGTTGTTGAGGACTGTGTGAGTGCAGCTATTGTAGGTGCGACAGACGGAACTGGATGCCAAGATGATGATGTATATGTCGGGGTAGCAGTGTTGGGTACATCATTATCAGAGGGACATAAGCAATACTTATCACAGTTCTCAACAGCAGTGATTGCCCTAGACCCCGATGCACTACCAAAGACCTTGGCAATTGCAAAAGAATTACGATCACACGTAAAACAGATACGTGTGTTATACCTACTGGATGACCTCAAGTATAGGAATCCAACCGACATGATGAAACTGACAACGCTAGGAGAATGAAATGGAATTATCCCTCATACGTAGCTTGATGGACAAAGAGTTTTACGATGAACATCGTGGTGCTCGTTGCCCTGACAGACTATTCAGCAAGGATGTACGTAAGATCAAGCAGTCCATTGACACTGCTATGACCCGTTACGAACGTACCGTAACACCAGATGAGATTGAAGCCTTGTTCATGGCTAACAATCCTACACTTACAACTGCACAGAAACAGGCATACTCACACCTGTTCTCTCAGGTAAAACGTGAGAAGCCTATGGGCAGTGACATAGCACAGGAAGTGTTATCTAAACTGTTTCAACAGGTAGTTGGTGAGGACATTGCCAACCTTGGCTTTGATTATGTGAATGGTGACAAGTCTAGTCTTGAGCCTTTACGTATGCTGCTTGAACAGTATGGCGATGACTTCACTCCCAACCTAAGAGTTACATGGGAAGACACTAGTCTTGATACGATACTTGCAATGACTGACCTTGAGTCTCAGTGGGTATTCAACATACCTACCCTTGTACGAAAGATAGAGGGCGTCAATGCAGGACACCTGATTGAGGTCGGCGCAAGACCAAATACAGGTAAGACATCATTCCATGCCTCTCTTGTGGCTGGTCCTAACGGGTTTGCATGGCAGGGTGCAAAGTGCATCGTGTTGTGTAACGAGGAAGGGTATCACCGTGTCGCACATAGATACATCACGGCTGCTACTGGCATGGACAAGTTCCAGATCAGTAAGAACAAGATTACAGCAGCCGACATCTTTGATCGTATACGTGGTAACATCATGTTCAAGGATGCCACAGGCCGTGACATGAATTGGGTGGAGTCTGTATGCAAGTCATACAAACCTGACGTTGTAATCCTTGACATGGGTGACAAGTTCGCCAAGACAGGTGGCTTT